TTAAATGCCAGAGATTGTGTATTTGAAAAGCTTTCCCCGACTGATGCAAGATTGTTCCTTTCAGAGGCCCACATCGACGGAGCGGCACAGTCCAAGGCTTATTTTGGACTAAAAAAAGACAACAAAATTGTCTCTGTATTGTCGATTCGAACACCCATGGCAAAAAGTTATGGAAAAGTACAAGAGATATCAAGAATGGCTACATCAAAAAATACAGTAGTTAGAGGTGGCGCAGCTAAAATGATGAAATATGTCTCTTTGTGGTGTCGAGAAAATGGTTATGATGGGATTCTAACATATGCTGATTTGCGTTTTGGAAGTGGAAACGTATATGAACAGTGCGGCTTTTCTAGAAAACCTGATGCTAGAACAATAAATTATTGGTACACTGATGGAATCCGCAGATATCATAGGTTCGAATTCAGGGCTCAAAACGGAATGAAAGAAAAAGAATATGCAGCTTCAAAAAATGTCCGCCCAATCCATGGTGCTGGAAATAGAATTTTTACTAAATACTTTTAACTCATACAAAAATAACGTTATAATACTATACAATGATAATATCACCAACAAAAGGCTTTGTTTTCTTCAAGCCAATGAAAACAGCAGGATCTTCAGTAGAATTCGCGCTCGCACTTTCTTGTGGTCCTGATGATCTAGTCGTCGGCGGCGCAGCAGGAATTGAGCAAGATTCCGGATTTTTGCAGCAAAATAACGAATATTACGATGAAATAGAAAAAAAAATAATGACAAGATTTCATACTCATACTACACCAGAGTTATTAAAGAAAAGAATAACGCCTGCGTTATTTGAGAAATACGAGAAATACTCGTGGATCACTATGACGCGTAATCCCTGGGATACTGCAGTTTCATTTTACTGGTGGTCTATGAAAAACGAAGTAGACAATAAAGACTTTATAATAAAAGAATCTGACTCAAGAAAAACAGCTATAGAAAAATTCACTTCTTTTATGTTCAATTACGAGCTTTTTATTGACAATATTCTTCCAAATGAGGGATCAACAGGTGGCGTACTAAAAGATGAGTGTTATCCATGGAGGTACGCTGGAAAATACAATAGTCAGTGTGCTTTTTCTAAAATTGATCATTACATCAGGTTCGAACATATCGAGGAAGACTTTGAACGTATTGCTGAACAATTAGGACTCTATAACGTAGAGCTCCCAAGATTTAAGACTGATTATAAAAAGATAAAAAAGCACTACAGCTACTACTATACAAATGAGACAAAACAAATAGTCGCCGACGGGTTCAAAGACTACATCGAAAAATTCGACTATAAGTTTGAATGGAAAGATAAAAAACTGTCAAGACGTGAACGGTCAAAAATGCGTCGCAATAAATAATAAAAACTCCATACATTTTAACAAATAATAGTACTATTCGTAAGTTAAACATAATTAACACTAGGCCCATATCAATTGATCAGTCGATCCTGCCGGCGATATGGAATCTTGCAGACAATAAAAAGGAGATCAAATGCCAAAAGTAATATACAGTGCCTCTAAAGGGCTTTACCAAACATCCGGAAGCGGAGTCGAAATCGGTGACGTTGCAGTCATAGAGGCTTCAGAAGCTATCACGTCAACTGGCGATACAGCAGCAGTTGCAGCATATGGAACAACTGTTCTTACTGTTACAACTGGAGCTGACCTGTTGTCTTTAGCAGTAAATACAAATGTCGGAGCAACAAAATTTATTGTAGCAACAGCTGTAGCCGGAGAATGTACAGTAACAGCCGTCGGAAAAAAGCAAGATGGCTCGGCTCTAGGAACGTTGGTCTTCAACGCTGTTGGAGAACATGCTCAATTAATCAGTGACGGCACCCAGTGGATCTGCGTTTCAGCAGTAACCGGCGTCGAAGCGTAATAGGAGGATAATATGCCAAAAGTAACAATTTCTTCCTCGAAAGGACTAGAACAAACTTCAGGATCAGGCTTTTCAGTCAGCGATGTTGAATTAGTACGTTCTACTGAATCTATAACACCCGTGTCTGCTTCTTATACAGTGACATGTATTGCTGACGACCCAGCGGATAATCTTGATGATGACAGTTTCGTTATTTATGCTCAAGACGGAGAATCATATGGAATATGGTTTGATGTTGTTGGTACAGCCGGCGGAGCACCTCCTGAAGCGTCGACTTACGAACTTGAAGTAGTATTTGCCTCTGGCGTCAATGCAGAAGCAGTAGCTACTGCAATTAAGACGGCAATAGACGCAGACACAGGAACAGCAACTGCGTTTGGGAATATGTTCACTGTAATTAGAGCAGTAAACGTATTAACTATCTATGTAAACGAGACTGGAGCACTAGTAACGTCAGCTGTTGTTGATTCAGCAGCTGGAATCTTAGTAGCTCTCGCAGCAGACGGTTCTGTAGGAGCCCTCGATGAAGACTTAGAGTGTTCATTAGTATCTGTCGGTAACGAAGAAAATACGTTAAACACAACCGTAGCTCTCGCAAGTGGTGCCTCAGTTGGACAGAAAAAGAATATCATCTTTTCTAGTGCAGCTAACGGAGAAGTAAACGTCGGCGGTGCTCTTTCAAACGCCGGTTCAGCAGCAGTATTGCTAAGCCTGACAACACCAGGAGCAACAGCTGCTGGAGCTGCATGCCTTGTCTGGAACGGATCAGCTTGGGTTGTCACTAATACGTCAAACGTCACAGTATCATAAGATAACATAATATTTTAATATATTATTATAAGTGTCGCCCCGATTAATTTCTGGGCGGCATTTTTGTATTCGCAACATATTTACAATAAGGAAGCTTTTATGAACGAGATATTTTTTACAACATTTTTTGTTATTTTTTGTACGTCTGTTGTAATAACTTTTTCTCTTTTTTTAGACAAAATGTCATTTGACAACGAAATAGAAGCACTTATAAAATATAATAACAAAAATCAAGTAGATGAAGACTCTAAGAAATATATAATAAATGTGGATCCTGTTTTTAACAAGACGCTTCATAATCGTGAAAACGCCATAGAAAAGATATCACAAGTTCAGTTAGTTTTAGATAAAGACAAAAAATATAGACGTACTATACTGAAATAATGAACTTATTTGATTTTTATTCCCGCAAATTTAAGCAAGGAGAGTTAGTCGCAGTATTTAAAACAGCTAAAAAACTGCTAGGATACGGCGTATTAATATCACAGGTCACACACACTAGCTCACAGACAAACAAACAATCAACTGGTGTTCTTTTGTCTGACTGGTCATCTGGTCTTGGAAATTCTGCGTGGATGACGTATGTCAACGATGAATTAGTTATTGTAAATGAGTTCGATATGGAGAAGTTATAATGTCATCAGGACAACTAGTAATCGTATCTGCAGAGGTATCACCTGAACAATACGGAATGATTGTACAGGTGATGTCAAGCGGAGAGACAGAAGACTCGTATATAGTTCTTGTGGGAACTGAACTATTAATCTTAACCGGAGCAGACATTGCCGAAATATAAAATAAAAAACACATTATTGCGTAATATTTATAAATTGAATGAATTGTATTTCGTTATAGCACACAAAGAATTTAGGAAAAAATAAATGGCTTTTAACCCAGCAAACAACCCAACTCCATTTGGCGTATTTGACGACGATACAGGATTCCAATCAGAAGCTGATAACATGGTCACATTCGTCAAGCGAAAGCTAGGAGACGACATACTCAGTGTTGAACTGACACAAAAACAGATATGGGGCAACCTTGAAGAATCATTGTTCGAGTACGGCAGTATTTTAAATCAATATCAGACTAAGTCACAGCTCATGGAATTCATGGGCATGCCTGCAGCAGGTGAACTAGACGATTCTGGACAGGAAATAGATCACTCACAAAAGTTCCCAAGAAGTAATTTAGAATATTTAACAAGGTTCGCAGAGCCATATGCAGCTGAAGCAGGTGTAGGTGGATCATACGACGTAATATCAGGGTCAATAGAGTTAGTTAGTGGGAAACAAGACTACAGCTTGAACTCAGACCTCCTCGGTACAGAAAAAGACAGCGCAGGTAATCTTCTTCCACTGTTCGAAGGAAGTCAAAACAAAAACCCGAAAACTCGTCTAAAAATAAATGAAGTGTTCCATTACTCACCACAAGCCGCATACAGATTCTTCGACACAACATCAGCTGTCAACTATTTGAACAACGAAATGAGCTTTGAGTCATTCACTCCTGAGACAATCTTTTATGTTCTACCTGTTTTCGAGGATATTTTGAGAGCATCTCAACTAGACCTTTCAAATAGAGTAAGACGCTCAAACTACTCTTACAAAGTCCAAGGTACGAGTCTACGCATATACCCAGCACCGACTTCGGAAAGTGCAAAGAGAATCTTCGTAAGCGTAAGGACACACAACAACCCAGTCGATACTGGGCATGAAGACGAGACAATCAACGGTGTCTCTAATATGAGCAACATACCTTTCGGGAACATACAGTTTTCAAAAATAAACTCAATAGGACATCAGTGGATCAGACAAATGTGCCTTGCACTATCAAAAGAACAGCTCGGATTGATTCGTTCAAAGTTCTCTAAAATACCAATTCCTGGTCAAGACCTAACGCTAAACGGGACAGAACTTGTAACCCAAGGCAGAGAAGATAAAAAAGATCTAATAACTCAACTAAAAGAAATGCTCGATAGTATGACATACGACAAACTCATAGAGACACAAGCTCTAAGAGCAGAGAACATGCAAAAACAGTTGAAGTTCATACCAATGCCGAACGGTAAAGCCGTATTCATGGGATAAGCTGTGTCTAGATTATTTATTACAAAAAGAGAGATAGACTTTATCTCAGATATAACAAAAGAGGTCATCAAAGATGTTGTTGGCCAGCGTATATTCTATTACCCGGTCTCCATTGTGAAGACGCAGGTACATGATGTGTACGAAGAAGCTGTCAACAAGATATTCGAGACACCGATCGAAATAGATGCGCTTGTAGAGTTCTCACCAGAAGAAGTAAAGACGAACATCTTCGGGCATGAAGAGATATACAAATTAGACGTGTTCATACAACATCGTGACTTGCTCGACAAAAAAATCAAATGTAAAGAGGGCGACTTTTTTAGCTATGGCTCGATTTTCTTTGAAGTGCTTACTGCAACATTTATCAATAATGTATTCGGGCAGACAGAGCATTACACGGGAATCAAACTATCAGGCAAGCAAGCAAGAAAAGGACAAATCAATATGCCCGCACTTGGTCCTACGTCAGAACAATATTCAGACGTTGCCGCTGTTCAAGAAGAATTCGTACAACAGCGTGGAATCGCAACTGATTCCGCCGGGGACCCAACAGGAGACACCCGTGAGCTTACTGAGAAGACAGGTGTTCCACTTACAGGACCCGCAGGTGTTAAGGTATACGATGAGTCAGACGGTACAACAGATGGCAACTCCGATTCCGCATTCTATGGTGATGGTGAATAATGAGTGATAAAAAACTAAGAACCGGATGGGAATCAGGGAAGATTCCAGATGACTTTGCGATCCCTTCATGCGGCATTGCTGACATGGACAGATCAATGTTCAATCTGTTCGATAAAGACATAGTAATCCAAGTATCAGTCGATGGCACAATGAAAAAAGTGCCAGTTGTCTTCGCCTCAGGAGAGCGATTCGCAGTATCTCAGAGAAACAAGCCGATCCGCGATAAAAACAACGCATTAATTCTACCAATTATATCAATTCATAGAAAAAAGATAGACCACGGCGCAGATGTCGGAGGTTACGGCTCAGGCATCTCCTCAAGAGAGCGAGGTGATCTTATCATAAAACGTCGACTCTCTAAAAAAGACGCAAACTATCAAAATATTATCAACCAACAAAAAATAAAAAATCAAGACAATGTATCGAACACTGGGAACTTCACACTAACTGATATAGCCCCGGGTAATCAAGCAGCCCAGGGTACAACAACGTCTAGAAGAAATAAAAACAATTTATCGAAGACAGTAGGCAATCCTACGCTTAAGCCTGATCTCAACGGTGATCACATCTACGAGATCATTACCATACCCTATCCAAAGTTTGTCAAAATAACGTACAGTATAACGATATGGACGCAGTATGTAACGCACGTCAACAACATAATAGAGACGCTGTTTGCAAACTTCCCATCTATAGGACACAACTATCAGGTGACAACAGAATCAGGATATAAGTTTGTAGCTTACATGCAGACTCCACTGAATTTTGATGATAACTTTACAGATTATTCAACAGAAGAACGTCTTGTCAAGCTTACATTTGATATGGACTTGCCTGGATACTTCGTCGCACCTCAGGACGTCCCAGGTAAAGGCTCACCATTTAGAAGTTTCGAGACGGCTCCGAACGTCGTTTTTGAAATGAAAGAGATAACAGCTGATCTTATTGAAAAAAGAGGACCGGATATAAGAAGTGGTGATGTAAATAAATTCACACTTAATAACCTCGAAGAATTAGACAAACGTGGAGATAAAGTTTTAAATAGAGACACAATTGATCTAAATGTTGTAGAATACGTCATAAACCCGTTCACGGGCGAGGAAGATAGGCAATTATCTAAGGTTCTTTCTAAGAATAGTCGTACCGGAGAGACTGTTGCAAGCATAAGAACGATAAAAGAGTTAGAAAACATCAATAACGAATAGTAACTTGGATTCTTTCGAAATATTTAATAATTGACGATTTTGTACTATATGTATAAAGAAAAAATAGGAGACATTTAATGTCAGAGCAAACTTTTAAATCACCTGGGTTCTTTGAAAGAGAAATAGATCTTTCAGGTACAAGCGCAAGCTCAGTCGGCACACCTGCCGGAGTAATAGGGACCGCTCAGAAGGGCCCTGCCTTTCTCCCAGTAACAGTAACTTCATTCGATGAATTCATCAGCATATTTGGTGAGCCAGACGGAAAACGTTTCGGCCCATATGCTGTAAAAGAGTTCTTGAAAAACCGTAGTGCGCTTACATATGTTCGCGTTCTCGGAGCTGGCGGTGATCCAACATCAACAACAGCAAACTATGCAGGATTCAAGGTAGCAGGAACTAACTTAGACGATACTGCAGTCACAGGCGATGACTCCACCGATACTGTCATCCGTCCTGTTGGCCACACACAATTTATTCTATCAAAACAAGAAGCAAGCGCATATGAAGTTGTTGGCAACCCACTGTTTACTGATAATGATTCCATAAATACAACAGGTGCATTCGAACTAGTAAGAGGAATGATCATGATGCCTGTAGGCGTAAGGATGATGATTCACGAAGATGGTATATTGTCGGCATGGAACGCGCAAAGCGTTGACTACGATGACACTGCAGCACTAACTACGGGTACTTTCAAGTTAATACTTTCTGGTGTTGCTGAAACAACAGACACACTTCCTGGAATAAAAGTATTTAGTGCATCTCTCGACCCAGATAGCGATTTATACATCACAAACGTCTTAAACACAGACCCAACAAGGTTCTTGGAAAAAGGTCACGTTCTTTACGCAGACTTCCCAGTAGAATCAGACATGGTAGGCACAACAACAGAAGTAAAACTAGCATCAGATTGGGACTCTACAGTTGTGGTAGACACAGTAATCGTCGGTGCCGGAAATCCTACCGCTTTCGGCGATCTATCAGAAACTTTCTCTAGTGCAAAGACAACTTCATACATTTCACAACCATTTGGCGCAAAAGAATATGATTTATTTCATTTTGAGACGCTAAATCAGGGCGCGTCCATGAACGAACAGTTCAAAGTGACAATCTCTAACTTGAAATTCTCAGTAGACCCAGCAAATAAATGGGGAACATTTAGTGTACAAATCAGAAACTTTTTTGACACAGATAAGACAAAACAAATAATTGAACAGTTCTCAAACTGCAACTTGAACCCAGCTAGCCCAAGATACATTGCCAAAGTAATCGGCGACAAGAATGTATACTACAACTTCCAGGCAGGAAGCGAAGCCGAACGACGAATGGTAAAAACAGGCATGTTTAAAAATAAATCATCATTCGTTAGAATAGTAATGTCAAATGATGTGAAATCTGGAAATATTCCTGAAGAAACACTACCCTTCGGATTCAGTGGTATACCGATGTTAGATGTCTCTGTCAATAAATTGAATTCATTCACAGTTGGTGACGCTACAAACTTCCTCGGAAACATCCCACTTGCTCACATGCCGCCTATTCCATACAGATTCAAGGTGACTAAAGGGTCACTCGCATCTACAGGGATAACTTACACAGGCACACCCGGTACAAATGAGTCAGTAGACTTATCACTTACTTGGGGGATCAAGTCAACGAGACTAAGCAAGACACTTACTAACCCATTGTTAAAACCAAACAAAGGCGACTTCAACCCACTATTACAATCTTACGTCAAATTACTTGGAAAAGCAGAAAGCCTTGCAAGTTCTTCAGATGATGATAAATTCACACTTTCAAGAGTGGCAATATCTGAACAAGCGGACACTATTGACGTTGATCTTGGAACAGCAAAACAAGAGGCACTAAAGGCAACATACATCAGAAATGGTGACTACATGACTGCCGGAAATACAATCTCGGATACAACAGTCGGAGTAGATCTCGACACCGATGCCACCACCGGCGACGGCTCTGGTCACGAAATAGAAGCAGGAACAACAACACGTTACTCATTCGCTTCACTTGCGAACTACAAAGATAAATCACTTTTCAATGCTTATTCAAAATACATGAAGTTCACAAACGTGTTCTCTGGTGGGTTCGACGGAGTGAACATTCTAGACAAAGATATGGCAATGATGACTGATAAGTCAACTTCAATTTCCACATCTGATGGCGGCCTCGGAGGACTAACAGACAGTGAAGCTCCTGCTGCTCTAGGGCTCAGTACTAATCCAGCAGGAGAAGGAACAAAGAACAACGCTGTCAACTCATTCAGATCTGCTATCAATATCTTAACAGATGAGATGTCATCAACAATAAACATCTTGACAATCCCAGGCATGCGTGATTCATTCATTACAGACTATGCAGCTGACAAGGTACGCGATTACGGAATGGCAATATACCTTATGGATATGCCGTCTTACGATGAAAACGGAGTCAGAGTGTTTGATAACGACGCACTAGACCCAGACACAACAGAGACACTAGCCAAGTTCGGCGCCCGTAGCTTCGATAACAACTACGTTGCTACTTACTACCCAGACGTCAAAATATACGATGAATATGTAGACGCTATCATTGAGGCACCTGCATCTATTGCGGCTATGGCAGCAATAAGCTATACAGATAAGGTTGCATACCCCTGGTTTGCACCTGCAGGGTTCAACAGGGCTTCTTTGGATGTGGTTAAAGGCGTAACAGTCCGATTAAACACAGCCGATCGTGATAACCTCTACGAGGCACGCATCAACCCAATAGCAACTTTCCCGAATGCAGGCTACGTCATCTTCGGCCAGAAAACATTGCAAATGATGGCTTCATCACTTGATAGAGTCAACGTTCGCCGCATGCTACTTGAAGTAAAAAGACAAGTAGTTGCAGTTGCTAAGAACATGCTGTTCGAACAGAACAACGCTACTACAAGAGCTAAATTCGCAGCACAACTCAAACCAAAACTTTCACTAATACAGACTCAACAAGGAATAGACATGTACTCTATCACAGTTGATGACTCGAACAACACACCTTCTGATATTGAATCAAATAAAATGAATGGTCGCGTTGTACTTGTCCCAACTCGTGCCATAGAATACGTTGCAATAGACTTTATTGTTACATCTTCCGGTGTAAGTTTTGAATAAAAGAATAATTAATAATATAATGGAGAAATCTACTAATGTCTGAACTAACATACAGCAGTGCAGGAGTCGGCACAAGAGAAATCGATTTATCACAACCAAGCAGACTTGGACCACAAGGCACACCCGCTTGTGTAATCGGTACTTCTTTACGCGGTCCTGCCTTTGTACCCGTTACCATTGGTGACTTTAAAGAGTTCGTTGCACAATTCGGAGAGTCCGACGGCGAGAAATTCGCCCCACTGGCAGTAAACGAATGGCTCAAGAACGCTCAGTCGCTTACATTTGTAAGAACGCTAGGTGTTGGTGATGGAAACGGCGGCGCAGATTTAACAGCAGGATTTGTTGCAGGAGATGCACTACCAGAACCTGATAATGCGGGTCTAATAACAGCAGGGACTGCTAAAAACAAATACGCCACTGGGACAACTGCAGGAACATCTCATTTAATAAGCGCTTACATGACAGACACAGCAGGTGCAGCAGTACTACTTGATGCTGGAATAACTGAGACAATTTATGAGACAACAGCTACAGCAGCAGCTACAGCAACAATAGCTTCAGTTACTCCAGGGACTATGCTTGGTGGTGGTACGTTTACTCTAACAAACGCTGCTGCCGTAACAACTACTTATAGAGTCAACGGAGGTGGAGGTTTCGGTACACAACTAGGCGGCGCAGCTGGCACCACGATCGACATGACCATCGGTGCCGCAACAACTGTTGCTAATATCGCAGAAGCGGTAACAAAAGTAATTACTGCAACAACATCTGGAGACATGACAGCCTCTCATGATGGAGTCACTATTACAGTCGTTCAGTCAACTTCAGGCACAGCTGGAAACCAAATAAACACCAACCCAGATTCCGGGCTTGCATCTGTTAGTAATTTCGAAGGTGGAATAGATCTGGCCTCAGGCACATGCGCACTAGTAACCCGAGCGATGGTTATGATCCCATACGGAGTCACAATGACTGTAGCGGGATACATACCCGCTGCACGAACATCTGTCATGACACTAAATACTTTTGCTCCATCTGGCGACGCTACAACTGACGTTACAACAACATTTACATTTTCACTTGACCCAACAAACGCTTATTACATTGCTAACGTATTGAATACTGATCCTCTTCTAATAGAAGAAAAAGGTCACCTGCTTTACACTCACTACGAAATAGACGAGAATCAAGCAGCTGTTGCCCCTGTAGGAACCACACTGACAGAAATGATAGTTCAAGAAGATGTTGGAGCAGACGACGCGAAATACAAAACTTTCAAACAGCGTTTCAACCACGCAAAGACTCCTTGGGTTAAGTCACAATCGTTTGGTACTGATAAGTTTAATCTATTCAAAATCCACGCACTTTCCGACGGTGAGTTCGAAAACTCTAATATAAAAATATCTGTTATTAACTTACGTTACGACAAGAACGGTAGTTGGGGAACATTCGACTTAGTAGTCCGCGATTTCAACGACACAGACGCCAATCAAAAACATATAGAAAGATTCTCTGGACTGAATCTAGATCCAACATCATCTAATTTCATCGCTAAAAAGATCGGCGACAAAAGAACGTGGTTTAATTTTGACAAACAGACACAACAGCTACAGACATCAGGAACGTATGATAACGTTTCAAAATACATAAGAGTAGAAATATCAGACGATGTATCACAAAGCCAAATTCCAGTAAATGCCGTACCTTTTGGACACGCAGCATATGAAGAAATGGTAGTAAATAATGCAGCATTCTCAGTACACGCAGCTGCATACTATCTCCCAATACCTTTCAGACAAAATGTAGCAGTCGGTCTTCTACTCAATAAAAAATCTTACTCTAAGCTCTACTGGGGAGTTCAGTTCTCAAAAGTACAAGATGTAGCAGAACCAAATGAATCATTAGTACAGAGCTCTGTTGTAAAAAATCTTGTTAAATTCTTACCTAACGGAGCAGATACAATTGTTGCAACAACTGGTCACGAGTTCTCACTAGAGAACATTGAAGTAGATGTAAAAGACACAATCATAGCCGGAGCTGCACCTCTTTACCTTGCAGAAGACGAACGAGCAATCGACTGGAAAGAATCAAACTACAGATACGATTCAGTAAAAGATGGTTTGTATTCTAAGACTCGTTTCCTATTGGCGACAGACATCACCGGATCAACAAACTCAAAATACTCAAAGTTCACAATGTTGATGCAAGGCGGCTTCGATGGCACAAATATCTTCAGGGAACAAAAAGCAAAAATGCAAAACGCAGCAGTTGTATGGGAAATGGAAGATGCGGCAAATCAATTCGGAACTTCGGGTCCAACCGTAGTATCATACAGAAAAGCACTAGACGTTATCACTAGTAAGTCAGACGTAGAGATACAAATACTGGCAGTACCTGGTATAAGACACAGTGCCGTGACTCAATACGCAATAGACGCAGTAGAGAGCAGATTCGATGCTCTATTCATAGCAGACATACTTGAAAAAGACGGAAACAATGAAACTAAATTGCTAGAGTCTCAA